CTGTTCGACGTGGGCGAGGTGGTGATCCTGAACGCCCTGTACGACGCTTCTGCGGGATACGCCAGCGGGAAATTCGGCAGCGTGAACGCGGCCACTTCGCCGCTTGACTTCGTCTGGTCGAAGGTCGCTCTGCTCGCCTTTGTGCCGGACACCCCGGCGGTGCGCACGCCCGCCCTGGGCTACTCCTACTGGTTCTCGGACACGGTTCCAGGGGGCGGCCCAGCGGTGTTCCGATATCGCTGGGAGATTCGCGAGGGCGAGTTCATCGAGTGCCGGTCGTTCTGGGACGTGCGGCTCGTGCGGGCTCAGGCTGGCTATTTGTGGCTGAACTGCATCGCGTAGCGCGTTGCTGTTAGATCGTAGATCTCGAAAGGAGCGCGCATGATGCGCAAAGCAACCGATTCAATCGAAGAAGACCTTGCGGCATCCTCGGCTACAGGCAGCAGGGCTCCGGCAATCGTGACGGAGCCCAAACGCTTCCGCTATCGCGTTCTGAAACCGATACATCTAGTAGTGCGCGGTACGCCAGGCAAGCTGGGCACGGACGTTTCCGGAAACCGCCAGGTGCTGGCCGGGGGAATCGACGAGGAGATCTGCTACTGGCCGCGCGAGACGATTGTTGATGGCAAGGCGGTTACGACCACGTTTGCCATGATCCCCGGCTGCATCAACGGCATGATTCCCTCCGGCGGACATGGCGGGCTTATTCCGATAGACCTAAGCGGCGAGGTCTGGCTGACCGAGAAGCAGGTCATGGAGTTTCGCCACGGACAAATCGAGCCTATCGACCCAGGAGCGCCGTCGGTACCGAGCGGATTGATCGACATCATCGACCAGGAGCAACTCGCGATGGCGCGCGGGAACCTGGAAGGCCCGGACGACCCGCACGAGGCCATACGGCAATTGGCCGAACGGCAAGCCGCGCAAGAGGAGCGGATGCGCGCGATGGAGCGGCATATCCGGGTCGGATAGTTGGACTCCCAGGAGGGCATGAGCGATGGCGATAGCAATCACGGCGACGTACTACAAGCTGGGCCGGAGTCAGGACGGCGTGCCGCTGGCGTCGGCCATCCTGACGATAACCGGATTGACGGCCGGTGCCGACAATGCCGTGAGCGTGACGAGCGACGGAACGAGTGCGGGCGCGCGCCTGCTGGGAGCGTCGGCGAAGCTCGTGGATGTCCCAAAGTACCAGCCGTCTGCTGATGGCGGATGGTATGAGGCGGCTGCGCCGAGTGTGGATGCGGCTGGAAACATCGTGCTGAATATCCACGTGGATGCCGGTGGCCCAACTGCATTCCGCGTCGGGCTGCTGTACGGAGATTAGCTGGAGTGAGACATGGGTTTCTGTGTGCTCACGGATGTCACGGCCAGGGTCCCGCGCTTCACGGTGGACTTGCCGAACAATCCCAGCACGGAGCAGATCGGCCAGTGGATCGACAATCGCGCCGGGGAAATCTACGCGCGCCTACTGAATCGCGGTATCGACCCCGGCTGGAACGCGTCGAAACTGAGCAGCATGGGGTTGACCGCCGACCAGGTGGCCGCAGCTACCGCTTGGCTGCGTGAGGCGAACATCAAGGGTGCGCTGGCCGACGTGCTCAACAGCTTGCAATCGAGCATAACGCTCCAGGCCGGCGAGGTGAGCGAGGCGTCGCGGGCCATGCGCGAATACCAGCAGCTTTTGATGGAGATCGCGCGCGGCTTCTACGACGCGCTATTCGGCAACGCGTCGCGGCTCCAAGGATACGCGGGAGGCGACACGCTCGTCGGCGCAACGCCTTCGGGCCTGGGCTTGAACGTGGCTTTCGGCAAGGCGAACAACTACTGAGATGCCTATTCTGAATTTCAACGTCGGCTGGGACTACAAAGGCAAGAAAGGCACCTACATGATCTGGCACGAGGCATTTAAGCGCCAGATGTCGGACTGGATGAAAGCCTGGCGGCGGCTGATTTCGGAAGTTCTCATGCCGTTCGTCGTGAGGCAATTCGGCAGTCAGGGCGGCGAGGGCCGCAGGCAGTGGGCGGAACTGGCCCCGACAACGCTGAGGCGGAGACTCTATCCCGGCAAGCCCATACTCCAGCAGACGGGAATGCTGCAAATGTCGTTCATCGGGGGTCCCGACCATGTCGAGGAGATCGAGCCCAAGCGCATGAAGTGGGGAAGCCAGTCGCCCTATGCGCTCTTTCATCAGACAGGCACGGGAATCAAGCTTGGAGACCCGACGCCGCGCGGCTACGAATTCAAGGAATCGCTTCGTGGTGGTGTGGTCACAAAACGCCTTCGGTATGGCGCGGTCCATGCTGGCGGGCATTGGGAGCCGACGGAAAAGGGCCGAGGGATGCCGCAGCGTCCGATCCTTGACCTGTACTGGCTCAAGGTCGCGGAATTGGGCAAGGAATACAGCCCGTGGAACGAGAGGATGATGGACATCGTCACCTGGGAGCTGCGCGAGGCAGCCAGACGTGCGGGATTCGCCCTTATGACAGCCGAAGAACGGGCGATGCCAGGTGCGGGACGCAGGGCTTTAGAGATCGGCGATATCGCCATGGGGAATGTGTAGTGAATGGCGTGGACACCTTATTACAGCGCGCAGCTCGTCAAGCCTCTCGTCCGCCAGCTCGCGGCGATAATCTACCGCGACCAGGCAGACGCTCTGGCATCGGTCGGGCTGGCCGAGACCAAGCACCGCTTTCAAGAGTTCCAGATCGCGCTTGCCCCGGTCCGCAACTGGCCGTGCGTGCTGATAGCGCCGGCCTCGGACGTGTTCGATGCCGGTTCAGACCTGACGCGCAAGCAGATGGTCGCGCTGTTCGTTGCGGCGGGCGTCACGCATTCGGACCCGAATCTGCTGGCCGAACTTGCCGAGGACTACGCGCTCGGCTTGGACAGGATTCTGAACAGCATCGAGCTGGCGGATTTCTACGCGCCTTTGCAGTTGCCGCCGATAAGTGGATTCGCATCTCCAGCCGCGACCGTGCAGATGGATCAGTCGGTGACGAACGTGACGCGGCTGTTCGTCGCCTCGATAGATTACGGAGAACTGCGGCGAGCACGATCATCACTTCTAGCAATGCTGGTAACGCTGGTCGTGACGGTCGAGATGGAAGAGGGTGGAAATTTGAATCCGCTCAAGTGAATGCGAGGTTCTAAGTGGCTCAGATTTCAAACGGGAATTTGACGACGCTTTTGGACCGCATGGCCCGCTGGGCAGCCGAGGCGGGGGGCATTCCGCTGGCTTCGGCGGTGGCCACCGGGGGCGTGTATGCCGCGACCAGCCCGAATGCCGGAATCGCTGTGGCAGACACCGACGTGCTCGCGGCGCTTCAAACTCTGGTCGGCGGATTCACGGACGTTCATCAGCAGGAGGATTTCATCCCGCCCGTGGTAGCTCTGAATGACGGTCAGCCTGCGCTGGGAAGCCTTGGCTACAATTTCTGGGCCGCGCTGAGGCAGGCGCTCGACATTCACGGGCTGCGGTACAATTCTCTGGCGACCGGCGACCTTTCGGGGCTGGACGCGATGCTGCGCGTTCTGAACGCCACCACGCCCACGGTGAGAGCGCACGGGCTGTTCAATCAGTATTTCGGCAATCTCTCGCCGGGGAACGTCTTCGTGCCGACGCCCTTCACGCTGGCGACGCTCGCCGTGACCGGGGCGACTAGCGCGACGTTCACGCACGTTGCGGCACTCGATTTGACTTTGTACGGCAGAGGCAAGATCGCGGTTCTGAACACGAAAACCGAAGGACTCACGAGCACCGTCCTGACCATGATCTGCACGAAGTCGGGTGTGGCGACCAGCGTGGTCTTCACGGTGAATGTGACTACGAACAACTATCTGACAGCGGGAGACGACGCGACGCTGACTTTCAGCGATTGCACGGCGCTGGTCAGCATCTCGGGAGGCTTTACGGGAGACACCTTCAGCATCGTGATCTTGCCCGACAGGGCAATCTCAGCGGCCTGAGTTTGAGGAAGCAGGATGGCAGCGAGGAGAAAAGCGACGATGGGCGAAACCGTGACGGGCAAAGTGAGGCTCAAGCTCGTGCCAGGAAGCCGCTGGATCAGCTCCCCCGTTGACGGCGTGCGAGTGGAATATCGGGACGGCGAGCTGATCGAAGTGGAACTCGACGCCGAGCAGAAACCCGTGGACGAGAATCTGCGCGGCTTGGTCGAACTCGGCTTCGCAGTGATCGAAGGGTAGGTGACCATGCCTTATCTCATAACGCCAAGTGAAGTCCACGTAGGGCCGGGATTCCTTTGGGTGGATGTGGCGGTTCCGGCGGTCGGAAGCCTGCTCCTCGTGGATGCGGACGGCATCCCGCAGGGCGGCTCGCCGCTCGGCATGGGGCCGGGTGACGGTCATGCGACGTTCCACGCCTCGGCCAAAGAAGAGCTTATCCTGGCTGACCAAGTGACGGCACCCATCGACAAGGTGATGACGGCGGAGACCGCCTACATCGAATTCAGCCTGAAGTCCTCGG